CTTCGAAGATCTCGTCGTAATCATGTACTGGTTTTACGTCCTGATAGTTTAGATAACTCTCAGTATCAGAGTAAACTTCTGCTTTTAGAGAATCGACTAGAAGTTCTAGATTGCGGACGATAAGTTTTAGTTTGTCTTTGTCCATAGAATAGATTTCTCTCTACCCATTTTACACAAAAAAAGAGGGTTCGTCAAGAACCCTCTGTGTTTTATTTACTCAGTAATTTGACTTCAGCATATATGAGAATCATAAACGCTGCGGAGAAAGCAGTGAATGAACCCACTATTGCCGCAATCATTTTTTCTTCTCTACAAAGAGATTCTTCTCAAATTTGATTCCGCGATAGATTTCGCTGAACCATTGCTCTTGCTGAAGTTGTCTGAGTGCCTCACGACGCTCTTCAGTGTCGTAAGCTTGTCCACGGTAAACGACTTTAGACATTGTTCTACTCCAAAGAAATGAGATTGTTAAATCCCGTTCCTTCGGGCGGCGTTTGCGTCCTCTATGAGGATGAACGATCCGTTCCGCGTCGTCCTACTTGCGTCCTATGATTTATCCCTAAAACAGGCAGGATCAGTCCAATCTGCATATCTACCAACAAACTCAATTTTCTCCGAAGGAGAAAGAAGTTCTGATTTAAATGTTCTCTCCACTAACCAGTCAAACTGCTCACAAGTGAGAAGTAAACTTGATTCTGGGGAGGACAGTGTTAGTAGTAGAGATAGAATCATAAGATGAACGTAAGGGTATTATACCCCGTTACTGATATTTAGTCAATCGACCCTAGGAAGTCAAAATTTTGCCGGAGTTTTTTCCGACGATCTGGGAAAACAAAGGTCAATTTTGGTTTAGCTTCTTGATCTCAAACAAAGATGACTTCTGATATTTTTTTATCTTCTTATATTCCTTAATGATCTTATCAATCTCCTTGTTAGGAATTCTGACTGTAAGATCATTGTTGTCATCTGCACCAACAAATCCAAGTCCAGATTTTCTTTCCTCTTCTTTCATATCAACAAAGTCGTTGATATTATCTTGGATCTCATTACGAATCAATTGATTTATTTGATCTCGGAGATTTTCTTCATTCATTTCTTTTTCTTCTTTTCGTTTGGTACATAACCCCACATCTTGGGACTAACTGTTCCTTCCGTCCACTTCATTGCTCTAAAGTCACGATACTTATCCCAATACTGATCAAAGATATCTGACTGAAGACCCTGAACAATATCGTGCTTTTGTTCTCCATTATCACCATAGGTTACCAGATAAGAGTCTCGTGGAAGACTCCTATCATTGGCAGCGGAAGGATCACAATTTGCATTAATAATATTAATTCCCTTACCCACGATTCCCCCATACAATTTGAGGAAAAGCTTCAGAAACAATTTCCTTTGTAATATTATATTTGTCGGAAAGTTTCCCATCCTTTACAAGACAAACAACCTCTGCTTCCAGTGGGTGCAGTCCTTCCAAGAGGTTGATAAACATCGTCTCTCTACGAATAGAGGTCAAACCATTATTACCACCCCTAATGAAGTGATAAAAGTGCTTACACTCTCTACGAAGAGTGGTTTTACCATCAGTATCAGATGCTCCCAATGAGAACGAACCTGCCTCATACATTCTGCGGACCTCTTCCGTAATCTTCGTAGAAAGAGTTCCACTTTGAGTTGTCTGTTCGGCATATCCAGAATAAGGAACTGGTCCATCTGGAAGTGCAGAATGAACCGAATCATCAAAGTTCCAAATTAAAAGCATTCTCAAAGCATCATGATTATACTTTTGGAGAACTTCTACTTTCTTTGCTTTTGACCTCTGTTTTGATGCAAGATCAAAAATCTCAAAAATCAATGGATTATTTGGAAGATCCAAGTTTGATGCGGCAGGTTTTTTTGTTGTCTTTGCCTTACTCGTCGTCTTCGTCGCTGGTGTCTTCGTAGTCATGATAGTTGTCAAAATTAAATGCAATTACTTCGTCAGGTATTAAGTTTCCCTGATTATCAAACATTTCGGGATGAGGTCTTGGCACTTCCCTATAGTTCATCATATATTCTCTGGCAGTCCATCCAATCACTAGTCCCACTACAAGAAATAAAATGGTCATAAATGAACCAAAAACTAGACTAACTGCTAACATTTTTCTTTCTCCGGGAAATTACTTTTCTTTTCCTTGACTTAAAGGAAAACTCAAAATAGATGGTGACTTCCCGATTTAGAAAGCAAACCATCTTCTCAAAGATGACGTGGAATGGTTGAGTCTGCTTTCTTTTACCTCCATTAAGAATAAAATCAACGCCACGGTTTCTGTGGTCTTCTGATTTATTTATGTGATGGTCAGACGAGTTGATGTTCCTTGAGGAATTTGATTGTGTCAACGGATCCTCCCAACTTTTTATCATCACAAATCACTTGAGGAAAGGTTGACCCTTCCCCAAATTCAGCATAGAACTCTTCTTTAGTAAAGTCCTCTCCAAGATTATAAACCACATAGTTGTTGTTTGTCAATTCTAATACTTGTTTGACCTTATAGCAATAAGGACAATTGTCTTTTGAGTATACTGCAAAGTTCATAATTTTCTTTTAATTTCTTATATGAAAGATCAAATAAATGTTTACTGGCATATTTATTATGATATAGCGTATAGATCATTCTGTTCCACATAGACAATATAACCCTGTTTTTCTAAAATAGATCTCATTTTAGATTCATCAATATGACAGTGTTCCATTTTTATCAATGTTGGTTTGACTCTCCAAGAATAAGGTTCAATAATGTCAATTTCATGACCCTCTACATCAATCTTGAGATAGTCTAGATCATGAATCATATACTTGCTCAAAAAAGTATCCAGTGAATAACAAGGAACTTTTTCGATTCTATCAAGTAAGAATTGATTAGCATCGTATCCAAATAGTTTTTCACCTTCTTGTTTTACGGCATGACTTATTCCTTTTGACCATCCATCTTCGCCATCATTCCCATTAGTAATATACATTTCCAGTTCACCATCATACGAACTGATAGCACAACAAGAAACTATTGCATCATAACTGTTTTTGTTGCACTCATTCAGAACATACGATGCATATTTTTTTACTGGTTCCACAAAGTATCCTTTCCAACCATTGGCACACAATGGAAGAAGAGTATCAAAGTCACATGTACCGATTTCAAGAAAAGTTTTAGTCATCGAAGGAATAATTAAAGGTTTGCAGATCACGACACCTGACCTTAGTCACCATGTCATATGTGTATTCATTATAGAATTGTTTGTACTTATCACTATGAGGATATACATCAAATCTCATGTCAAGACTAATGCGATCACTAATCTCATCCCAACTTTGTTTAAGTTCTTCAAATCTATAGATTTTAGATGCAAGAATCACATCACCTTTTTGAAAGAAATCTCTTTGTCCACGAATACAAAACTCAGTTCCATATTCTAAACATCTTAGTAAACGGGTCTGTCTTTTTCTTGTTCCATGAACATATTTCTCTTTGAGTTCATCGATTGCATTGTCAAATCTTAATCGGATCCACTCTTCAAATGTTAATGGAGGCCAATCAGTGTTCACACAATGAAGTGTCCAGCAGGAGTACTCCTGGGAGTATGGATTGCGAACGAAACCAAAGATAAACTTTCCATAATCTTCTGTTCCAAGATCACGAACAGTGTCGTGTTGTATAGTATAGACTAATCCATGTCTTTCTTCAAATAGTTCTTCTGCTGTTGTACCACCAGTTCTGGGAACATGAATATAAACGAACTTATCGTTCTTGATCATAAAACATCACCAGGATAACGCGATGACCACATGGTAAGACTATATTTAACTCCTGATTTTAATTCAGTACACTCATGACCATGAGTAACTGCACCAGGGAAAAGGATACATTTACCAACAGGTATGTCTTTGTTAGAGATACATTGTCTGGGGAAGATTAGATTTGCACCTTCATAATCATCATTAAGTTTGACAGATCCAGTCACAAGTGAAGCATCAGTATGAAGATTAAGTTTGCGTTGTGTGTCCATTGCATATCTCATGACAAACGCATCACGCATACCGTACATCTCCATTGGCCGCCAATACTTTTCAATAATGGGATAGAGGTATTTCTCCCAGTGTTTTTCCATTTCCTCCCACAGTTTTAACTCTTTTAATCTAATCTCTTGTGCAGGGAACTTATCATAGGATAGACTACCCCATCCACCATGTTGATCGGCAATATCAATAAGATCATCACACATTGTTGGTGTCATGTAATCAACAACCAACACATCCTTATCTAAGATCTCATA